GGGGTCCTTAATGGCTTGCAGGCGCTCAATGGCTTCATCGACGGACATCCGACCGTCGCGCGTCTTGGCGCTCGCACGGCCTACGACGGAGACGAGAAACATCAGGAAGCCCGCCCATTGCATCGCGGCGCTTTCTAGCCAGACGCCAAGCCCAATGGGGGCGAAGATCGTGGTAAGCGTGGCTGCGTCGGAAATGAGGCTGTCGCGCCAGCTTTCGCGCAGGAGTATGATTTCGGTTTTGCGGGTCATCAGCTAACTGCCTCCTCAAGTATCAAGATTACCCCCGCGCCTCCTTCCGGCACCGTCACCTCCGGGGGCCATGCGACATACCCTGCGGGCGGGGTGACGGTCATCGTCTCGGCGAGGTTACTCATCGCTCACATCCCCATTATCATCAGAAGACCACCCGTTGTGGCCTCCGTCATTGCCTCCATGATCAGGTGCATGACCATGAACCAGAGGACGATCAGCGCGATCCATTTCAACACAGACGCATTCTTTCAAGACGGGGTTGCAGGGGCGCAAGCACGGATCAACGTGCGGCACGCAGGCGGCGAGGGGTAGGATCAGGAGGAGGCGTTTCATTGTCACTCCTCCCAAAGATGTGGCACGCCAGCGGCTTCTGCCGTGAAGATGCCTATTGCGTTACGAAAGTCATGAAGCGCATTTATGGCGTGGCGCAGGCGTTCATTCTCAACGTCAACAGCAGCCAAGCGTTCCAAAAAGTCTATCATCCTGCGAGCTTCTTCAATGCGCTCTGCCAGCATTGCCTTCAGTTCCCGCTTTGGCATTCGGTCGCTTGGACGATTGAAGTAAACGGGATGCGGATATTTCATGTCGCACCACATCTTATCCTGCACGCCACTCATGGTGATGTATCGCTTGCTCATTCGGTCAATCCTTCTGGTCTGGGTTGAGGCCGGATCGAAGTCGACATGACATCGCTTTCTTCGCATATAAGGCTGTGGTCGTAGGGCAGCGTGTCACTGACCGGGTTCAGAGCAGCTTCGCAAGCGGCCAGCGATGGATATGGGATGGCGATGTTCGCGCCTTCCAAGTAACCGCTTAGCACGGTGATCCACATGACGGTCCAGTATTCCATCACATGCCCCCAATCGAGAGCATGAAGTAAACGGTCCCGGACATAACGGCGGCGAAGATGATGCAGTTGATGGCTTCACGGATCATTTGGTGGTCTCCTTGGCTGCGTCTTTGGCTGCGTCTTTGGCTGCGTCTTGCAGGATGGTTTCGGCGCGGTTGCGCCCGAAGCGTTGAACGAGGGCGTCAGCCAAGATGGCCGGCAGATCCGCCGCGTCGAAGCTGGCGAGCGCAAAGCCCAGCGCGCGGCGGTTGGCTGCGATGGCGATGGGCGAGCGGGTCATTTCTCGACACCTATCGCCGCGTTGATGGCCGCCGCGACAGCCGCGCCGCTGGCTGCGGGCAGGAACAGCGTGACGGTGTTCCCGTCCTTGTCAGCAATCTTGACCGCGCTGAACGGCCCACGGAACTCGCCAGCATCATGCTCGATGACGGTGGCGCGGGTGATGAGGTGGAGGTTGACGGAGATGGTCATGCTACCACCTCATACTCAGCAGGCAGAACACGGGCGCGGTGGATCTGGTCTGCTTCTTCTGATGTATGCACCGTGATGATGCTGTCAGGGCCAGCGAAGTTGCGCGCCAGCACGATGGAATTCGTCACGGCCATCGTGCGCCAGTGCCACGTCCGCTTGCCGTCGATATGAGCATTGCGCCAGTCTGATACGATGTAGTTGGTCACGGTGTTTCTCCTTCTCTCTGACCCCACCATAACACCACCGCTCCGCTATGCAACACAAAAATGAGGGGGTGACACACAAATCTTGCGAGTGCCGTGCGCTGGTGTATTGTGTGGCAAAATTGGAGAAGAACATGGCCAACACGAACCGCAAAGACCCGTCGGGCAATCTGACGAAGACGATCCACTGCCGACTGACCGAAGCCGAACACGCATCCATCAAGGCGAAGGCCGAGGCCGCTGGCCTGTCAATCACGAAATATGTCATCCGCGCGGTGCTGGCCTCGGAGTGATCATGAACCGCGAAACCATCCTGAACACCGCCAAGCAATACGTTAACGTGGATCGCGCAGACGTGCATGGCTCTGCCGAAAAGAACTTCGGCCAGGTGGCCGCATATTGGGCCGCGCATCTTGATGTTCCGATCACCGCAACCGACGTGGCCGTGATGATGACGCTGTTCAAGCTGGCCAGAATAAAGGCAAACCCGCAGCACATCGATTCGTGGGTTGATGGCTGCGGATATCTCGCCTGCGGCGGTGAGATTGCGGCGGGTGGCGATGCGCCAAAGCCTGCGCCGATGATGCCTACGCCCCGGACCGGGCAAGCGATTTGATTAGCGTTTCAGGGCGTCAAGCAGACTTTTCTGCGTGGCGTCCTTGTTACGCAGAACGCCCAAGACACGCTGGTCAATCGTGTTGTTCGCCACGATATGCGCAATTCGAACCGGGCGCGTCTGCCCTTGGCGATGCAGGCGCGCGTTGAACTGCTGGTAATACTCAAGCGACCAGTTTAGCCCAAACCAAACGCACAGCGCCCCGCCTTTCTGAAGGTTCAGGCCATGTCCAGCAGACGCTGGGTGCGCCAACAGCAGCGGTATCTCGCCACGGTTCCACGCATCGATGGTCTCTTGCTTCTTATCAAGAACACGCGCCTGCGGGAACCGTGCCAGTAGTCGCTCTAGGTCGCTTTTGTAATTATATGCGACCAGCATCGTCTCGCCGGGATTGTCTTCAATGATGTCTGACAGCGCATCCAGCTTGGCTGTATGCGTCTCTGACCAAGATCCAGCCGCGTCGGTGTAAAGCGCCCCGTTGGCGTATTGCAGCAGCTTGTTCGCAAGCACCGCTGCCGTTGTCGCCTCAACCTCTGCGCCGTCAATCTCGGCCAGCATCGTGCGCTCAAAGTCCAGATATCCCGAAATGACATCAGGCGGTAGATCGATGCCAACTGTCAGATCAATCCGTGACGGCATGTCCAAGTAATCATCTGCGCTCATATGCACGACCTTATCGGATAGCAGCCCGTGGATCTTGTCGGCAGAGCCTGGCCGCAGTTCAAACTTGCGCCCGAAATAGTCAGCCTCGAAAACGCGTTGCTTGTATCCCGTCAGCGTTCGCCCCAGCCGCTCGCCATAGTCGATCAGATACATCTGCGGCCACAGGTCCAACAGACCATTCGGTGAAGGCGTGCCGGTCAGCAGGATCATGCCCTCGATGTGCGGCAGCATCTTGCGGATGGCCTTGAACCGCTTGCTGGATGCGCTTTTGAAGCTGCTACTTTCGTCGATGACCACCATGTCAAACGGCCACTTGGCGCCATAGTTTTCGACGAGCCAAGGCACATTCTCGCGGTTGATGACATACACGTCCGCCGACAGCGCCAGAGCCGCCCTGCGGGCCTTCTCCGCGCCGGTGCATACCGACACTCGCAAATGTTGGAGGTGCGCCCAAAGGCGCGTTTCCTGCGCCCACACGCTGTTGGCAACGCGCAGTGGCGCGATAACCAGAACCTTGTTGACCATAAAGCCGTCCAGCATGTCGCTGATCGCGGTTAGCGTAGAGGTCGTCTTGCCCAAACCCATATCGAGCGCCAACATGCAGCGCCGCTCGCGCAAGGCAAATGCGATGGCTTTGTTCTGATAGGCGTGCAGGTCATCCCGTGAAAGCATTTGCACTCTCCATGCTATCGATCACCACAACCCGACACCCCAGCGCCTTGCGCCTAGCGTGATCCCGCTCTTGCAGATCCGTTGGCTTTTTTCCGGGCGCCTTCACCTCGACAAAGACAATCACACCACCCGGCAAGGTCACGATCCTGTCAGGAACTGATCGCCTGCCGGGAGATACGAATTTCTCGCAAAGCCCACCTATCGACTTAACCCGCGCGCAAAGGGCGCTCTCAATGTCTTTCTCAAGCATTCGTCACCCCGATCTGTTCAAACACCATTCTGGCCATGCCGACATACCGCTCAAAGTCCACGTCGTTCGGAAACATCTCAGGCAGGTCCAGGCAGGGCTTCGCGCCGTCCGACTGCGGAACCTTGTTCGTGTTCTTCGCGTAATTAATCGTCTCGTCAGGCCCAACGTCGGTTGAATAGTAAAACCGAACAGCCTTTCCGATTTCCTCGCCGCGCCAAACAGCTCCGCCGGTCACCTTGCGCAGCATCACAAACTTGTTCAAGTCGCGGCAGTCCCGGATGACCGATCGATAGTCGGCCTTGCCAGCCAGGTGGTCGGCCACCGCATCCGACACGATTTCGAATACCGGGTTTTTCATCAACCCAGCCTGCGCAAACGCACCTTTGCGCTTGACCGATCCGTCTCTCTTGATCGCGAAGTAATTGTTTACATCACGGCTGTGCAGCGATCTGTAATCGCTTCGCTCCAATTCATATGACGTGTCGAGTTCCCAGCCAAACATCACATCAGCCAGCACGCTGTTCAGCGTCTTCGGGGCAAAGACAACGATGCCGTCCGTGTTGGCGCTCACAACCTTCGCACCCGTTTCCTCAATCCGCTCAATCAGCATCAGCAGCGCAAGCTGCCCGGTGATTGTTGTTTGGATCAGAAGGTTTGGCGCATACAGGGCCGAGTATTTGCTACCCAGCTTGCCGAAACTGCCGTTGACCACGATCTTCAGCGTGTCAGCAGTCACCTTGTTGCCCGCACGCTTTGCTGCAATGCGGCGCTCCACGATGCTCTTGTAAACGGTGGTAAAGACATCGCCCATGCTGTCGGGCGCAATGTCCTGCTGCAAGATGATCGACGGGTAATACGACGCCACGTCAAAGTCGGCCAGGATGTGCGTGTCGCCAGCGTAGACGCTTTGGCTTTTCTCACAGGAATGCAGCCCGCCGATGCCCATCTGGTAGTCATTGTCGCCCACCTTGATCCGCGTGTCCTTCAGCCAATCCGGCAGGGCAATCGACCCGTTGGCCGAAAGCGAAAACTTGTGATCCAAAATGCGCGAAAAGATTTCGTTGAGGGCGGCACTTTTGAACGAGATGATCTTGGGGTCGAGATACTTAAACTTTTCATTATCCGCGATTTTTGGCGGGCGCAGTGTCTTGTTCGACGCTCGTTCAATTTCGCTCTTCAGCACTGTCTCGGCAATTTGCGCGTCAGACTTCGACCGAAGATCTACCCCATACTGCGCGCCCATCTCCACGCGCAGCGCGACTTGCTTTTCAATCGTGCGATACAGCGCCTCCGTCACCAGAACGTCGTTCAGGCAATACTTGCGCAGCATCTCGCGCTGCTCTGGCGAGATGCTGGCGTTGGGCGAAATCGGCAGTTCTTGCAGTTTGGCGTAACCCAATCGGCCAGCGTAAACCTTCAGGCTTGCCTGGCCAGGCACTACGTCAATGATGTCGATGTGGTCCCAGTTGCTCGGCATGATGATGTCCAGTTCCTTGCAGACGCGCCAAGACGGGAGGTTTGATCTGATGATTTCGTCCGATATCTTCTTCAACTCGGCGCAGTTGCGGTTTTCCAAAGCCGCCGCAATCATCGGCAGGTCATAACTGTTGCCGTTGAAGCTGATCGTCGTCTCGTTGCGCATGTAATGCGCGATCTTGGAGACATTCAGGGCCTTACCCGGCCACATGTCAAACGCGGCAGTCTTGCCTGTTTCGCGGTCAAGAAAGCAAACGAGGAAATAATCGTGGAAGCACTCCACGTCCAGAATCAGTGCCATGAGGGGTATCCTTCATATGTGGCTATGTGAAAAGGTGGGGCGACCGAAGCCGCCCCACCTGAGTATTACATGAAGTCCTCTTCGTCCACGCTAAAGGCGTCGAAGTCATCGGCGCTTGCAGTCACGCCATCAGAGAACGGCTCTCCGTCCTTGAAGAACTGGACGCCCAAGAGGTTGGCATTGATGCGCTTGCCCCACTGGTTATTCTGCGCCCACAACTCCACGATGGCGTTGACGTAGCAGCCTGCGTAGATGCGATTGTCGTCTTCTGTTAGCGGGCTGCGATCCCGATCAAGAACCAGCGGGCGCTTGGACGTGCTGGCCTTGATGCTCATGTGGCCAGCATAACCGGCGTAATCCACATCATCGCCCTCGCGCAGGCAAATCTTGTCGGCTGGCAGCTTCGCGCCCTTCAGAGCGTCTTTAACCAGCGCCTTGATGGCCGTCTCGATTTCCGAGATCTTGTCGGACTGCTCGTTTTTGTTCAGGAGAAACGTCGCCTCGAACTTGGTTTCCTCGCCGGAAAACACTGCCTTGCGGAACAGCGACGGGAACGAGAGGCGGACATTGTGCAGTTTGATTTTTGTCATCTTCTTCTACCTTTCTAGGTTTCATTGCTGTCAACGCAGCGGGTCAATCATACAAGTTACACGTCGTCATCACAACACGAAAAGTCCTCGGCTGTGACGTTGATTGCTTGTCGCTTGTCGCTTTCAGGCGCAAGCGTCGGTGCGCCGATCGGCTTGGTGATCAGGCCAGCAATCTCGCCAGCCCGTTTCTTGCCCAGCACCTTTTCGGCCTGCGCAGGGCTGATCAGCTTTTGGGTGTAGGCCGCATCAACCCCGATGAGATAAATCAAAGACTCGGCTGCAAGGCTATCGTCGGCCCACTTCCGATTGCTCTTCCCCTCGACCATCTTGTAACCGGGGAAGGTTTCGCCGCGCGTCAGTCGATCTTTGACAAGCGTCTCGACGGCAGACAGCCACGCCTCGACCAAGGGCTTCGCGTCCAAGACCTTGCGCATCTGATCGTCTGTCAGCGTGTCGGCCTTGGGCTGATTATCCAAGTCGTCGAAGTCGGACATGATAATGTCCTCGGTCAACTTCTTCAGCGCGGCGCAGGACGCCTTTGCCTTGCAGAAATCGGAAGAGCGTCGTGTAGGGAAAGAGTGTAGGTCGTGGGGGGTCGC